GTCTTTTTTTTATAAATATTCTTTTTGAGGAGGTGGAGAACTTGACATGAAATTGACAGAGAAGCAAAAAAGATTTGCTGATTATTACATTGAAACTGGGAATGCAACAGAATCTGCCAGAAGGGCAGGGTATAAGGGAAAAAATTTAAATAATGTAGCAAGTGAAAACTTGGCAAAAGTTGGTGTAAAAAGCTATATTGATGAAAAATTAAAGGTTTTAGAAAATGAAAGGACAGCCTCTGCCAAAGAAGTGCTTGAGTTTCTGACCAAATCAATGAGAGGCGAACTTGATGAGGAAATCGTAGTTGTTGAGGGAACTGGCGATGGAACTAGTGAGGCAAGGAAAATAAAAAAACAAATTGGATTGCGTGAAAGAATTAAATCGGCAGAATTACTTGGTAAACGATATAGACTGTTTACTGATAAAGTTGAAGTTGAAGGAGTTGTGCCTGTTATGATTGTAGGTGAGAGCGAACTTGAGGAGTAAAAAAGTGAATCTGCCGGAACTAGTTGGAAAAGGATACAGAGATTTTTGGAATTTTAAAGGTAGATATAGGGTCTGCAAAGGTAGTAGAGCTAGTAAAAAGAGTAAAACCACGGCTTTATTTTTTATTTATTCAATGATGAAATATCCTGGGGCAAATTTACTTGTGATAAGAAAAGTTTACAGGACATTGAAAGATAGTTGCTTTACAGATTTAAAATGGGCTATAAATAGACTTCAGGTGAATGATTATTGGGATATTAAAGAAAGTCCTCTGGAGATGGTTTATATTCCAACTGGGCAAAAAATATTATTTAGAGGATTGGATGATCCGCTTAAAGTTACTTCAATAACAGTTGAGACTGGAAATTTGTGTTGGGCTTGGCTTGAGGAGGCTTATGAAATAAACAAGGAACAAGATTTTAATATGCTTGATGAAAGTATTAGGGGAAAAATTGAAGGACCTCTATATAAACAGATCACACTTACGCTAAATCCATGGAACGAGAGACACTGGATTAAGAAAAGGTTTTTTGATGTTAAAGATGAAAATGTAATGGCAAAAACGACTAATTATATGTGTAATGAATGGCTAGATGAGTCTGATAAAAAACTGTTTGAAGATATGAAAAAGAATAATCCTAGGCGTTATCAAGTGGCTGGCTTAGGCGAGTGGGGAATTGTTGAAGGGCTTGTTTATGAGAACTGGGAAGAAAAAGAATTTGATGTCAATGAAATTTCAAAACGTAAAGGTGTGAAATCAGCTTTCGGACTAGACTTTGGGTATACCAATGATCCGTCAGCATTTTTCTGTGGGCTGATTGATGTAGCAAATAAGGAAATTTATGTGTTTGACGAGATTTATAAAAACGCAATGAAAAACCGTCAAATCGCTGAAGAGATTATCAGAAAAGGCTATGGAAAAGAAAAAATTGTGGCAGATAGTCAAGAGCCTAAGTCAATTGACGAACTTTATGATTTGGGATTGAAAGGCATAAGAAAATCAAGAAAAGGTAGGGACAGTATTAATAACGGAGTTCAATATATTCAGGATTATAAAATTATCATTCATCCCAGATGTGTGAATTTCATAACCGAAATATCAAACTATATGTGGGATAAGGACAAGTTTGACAATCCAGTCAATAAGCCTGTAGACGATTTTAACCATTTAATGGACGCAATGAGATATGCACTTGAAAGCTATTCAAAAGGCCCTACATTTTCTTTTGATTAAGGAGAAAAAATGTTTAAATTTATTAAGAAATTGTTTAGGAGAAAAGATAAAATGGGAGAACAGAATATCGATCTTAGCGAAGTTGAAAATATTATAATGTGGTATTTTGCGAGTCGGAAATATAGAGAAATGAAAGATGGGAATGATTATTATCGTGGGAAACATGACATACTTTTTAGGCAAAGAACAGCTATCGGAGAAAATGGTGAATTGATAGAAGTTAATAATTTACCAAATAATAGAATAGTGGATAACCAGTATAAAAAATTGGTAAAGCAAAAAGTAAATTATATAATTTCTAAAACTCCAAGTATTAAAAGTGAGAATCAGGAATATGATAATAAATTAAACGAACTGTTTGATAAAAATTTCCTTAAAATACTAAAAAGAGTAACCACTGATGTCTACAACAATGGACTTGGGTGGTTATTTTTGTATGTTGATGAAACAGGGAAATTAAGATTCAAGAGATTAAATTCAGTTGAGGTTATTCCTGTCTGGCTTGATAATGAGCATGAAGAGCTTGATTATGCAATAAGAGTTTACAGTCGAGAGATTTATAAAAATGGGACATATAATACTGAAAACTATGTTGAGATTTACAGAAAGTCTGGAGTTGAGTATTATAAAATGAACAATACAAAACTTACAGCAATTGAAAAGAGGGCATACCTAAGTGTTGATGACAAGCCTTACAACTGGCAAAAAATACCGCTTATATGCTTCAAGGCAGATGAGCTGGAACAATCCTTGCTTAAAAGAGTAAAATCGCTACAGGACGCTTTAAACATGCTTATAAGTGATTTTATGAATAATATGCAGGAAGACAGTAGAAATACAATTTTAATTATTAAAAATTATGATGGTGAAAATTTAGGTGAATTCAGAAAAAATCTTTCAACATTTGGTGCTGTTAAAGTTAGGGAAGATGGAGATGTATCAAGTTTACAAGTTGAAGTAAATGCAGGAAACTATGAAAGCATTGTGAAACTGCTGAAGAAAACTATAATTGAAAATGGTGGTGGATTCGACAGTAAGTCTGATACACTTGGGAATAATCCGAATCAGCTTAACATACGTTCAATGTACTCGGACATAGACTTGGAAGCAAATGATTTTGAAACAGAGTTTCAGGCAAGTTTTGAAGAAATGATATGGTTTGTGGCAAATCATTTGAAGAATACTGGACAAGGTGATTTTCTTAAAGAAAAAGTGGAAGTTGTGTTGAATAGAGACATATTGATAAACGAGAGTCAAGCTATTTCAGATATTAGAAATTCGGTTGGGATAATTTCGGACGAAACATTGGTTGCACAACATCCTTGGGTAACAGATGTTCAAGAAGAACTTGCAAGAATGAAAAAAGAAAACTCAGAACAAGAAATGCAAGAGCAAACTGATTATGGAAATTTTAGGAACGTTGTGCATAATCACAATGGTGATGTAAATGAATGATTATTGGAAAGATAGATTTGTAGAAGAAGAAAAACGTGTTAATGAAATGGCTGGAAAAGAAATAAAGAAGCAGCAAGTTGAATATGACAAGGCAATTGTTAGAATAAATCAAGATGTCGAAATTTGGTACAACAGGATTGCTAAAAATAACGATGTAACATTGGCAAATGCAAAGGAAATGCTTAACAAGAAGGAACGTGATGAGTTCAAATGGGCTGTGGAAGAGTATATCAAAAAAGGTTCAGGAGAAGACAGTTTGAAGTTTGTAAAAGAACTTGAAAATGCAAGTGCAAGGTATCATATAGAGAGATTAGAAGTATTAAAACTTCAGGTACGAGCAAGAATAGAAAGATTGTACGATGATAATGGGAAAGGTTTTGAGAAGTACTTGTCGAAATTGTATAAAGACCAATACAATCATACTTTTTTTGAAATAGCAAAAGGTACTGGCATGGATATTGGTTCAAATTTGTATAAGATGAATGATAAATTGGTAGACACTGTTGTTTCTAGTCCTTGGGCTTCAGATGGAAAACATTTTTCAGACAGGATATGGGAAGATAAAAATAAATTGATAAATACGTTACATGCTGAAATGACTCAAGCGTTTATTCGTGGAGACAAGCTAGATACCTTAATAGAAAAAGTTGTTAAAAGAATGAGTGCAAGTAAAGGCAACGTGGCAAGACTTGTCTATACTGAAAGTGCCGCTTATGCTTCTAAAGCTAGAATTAAGACTTATGAGGATTTAAATGTTGAACGATACGAAATTGTTGCAACTCTTGACAGCAGAACTTCTGAAATTTGTCAAAGCCTTGACGGCAAAATGTTCAAGTTTAAGGATTACGAGATTGGCACAACTGCTCCACCATTTCACGTCAACTGCAGGACAACTACAGCTCCATATTTTGAAGATGAGGAAGAAGGAGAACGTGCTGCAAGGGATAAAGATGGAAAAACTTATTACGTGCCAAGTGATATGAAGTATAAAGACTGGGAAATTGAATATGCGAATAAAAGATTTGTCAATACAACTGTAAAAGTTCCTGAAGGAAGATACAGATTACTTGGAAATATTAAAGATTCAAGGTATAATAGTGTAGAAGAGCTTTTGCAAAAATATGAAGAAAAAATAGTTAAAAATACCTATGAAAGTGCTATGGTTGTAACTGAGCGTGGAGAAATATACGTTATAAAGGGTGATAAAGGCTCGTTACCTATGCAAAGAATCGAATCAATACGTTTTGAGAACGCTTCTATAACTCACAATCACCCAGAAGGAAGGCATGAATGGGGATTCAGTGGTGGAGATTTTGACACTTTCAGGAATGGGAAGTTCAAATATATGAGAGCGATTGATGAAAAATATGTGCATGAGTTGTCAAAGGATATGTTTGAGATGGATATGACAGATTTTGATGATGATATTCAAAAACTTAGAGAATTAAATTTTGAAGATGTTGCACAGATTTTACAAAAACTAAATGCAAAAGATAAAAACCTAAACTATAGGAGAAAAAAATATGTTATCAAGAGAACATAGGCTATATAAAGCATTTAAACAAATGAGAGATAAAGAAAAAGAGTATCAGAGAAAAAGAGACGAAATGGGATGGAGAGGGCTTGATGGACCTTTTACGAAAGAGGAAATTGAGCTTCACAAAGAATTTTTTGAGTTTATGAAAAAAGTTCTAAAAGAAGAAAAAGATTTAGATTTTAAACTTTCAGATTTGTGGGAAATGTACAAGGAAGACAATCAATAAAGAAAAAAAACTAATCACGATTATTAATTTAGTCGTGATTTTTTATTTTCGCCTTTTAAGATTTGCAGGCGTAAAAGAACAAATCTAATACTATTTCCCATTAAAGCAATAGATTTATTATAAAATCTATTTAACAAGAGGTCTTGATCCTTTGCCATAAAAAAATAAATAAAATATAATTTCTATTTTTTAAATGGGATTTAGTATAAATCTAATCTCGTTGGCATACAACGTAAAAAATGAATAGGAGTGAATAGATTATGAACAAAGAAGATTTGTTGAAATTAGGTCTGTCAGAAGAACAGGCAGAAAAAGTGCTGTCAGCAAATGCGGAACAGTTGAAAGGATTTATTCCAAAATCAAGATTTGATGAAGTGAATAATACAAAAAAACAGCTGGAAAAAGACTTAAAGGACAGAGATGTGCAGCTTGAAAATTTAAAGAATAGTTCAGGGGATTTGGAAACAATGAAGCAGACTATTGAGAACTTGCAAAAGGATAATAAAGCTGCAAAAGATAATTTTGACGCTGAACTTGCTAAATTTAAACTGGAAAGTGCAATCGACAACACTTTGCTGAGTTCAAATGCGATTAATATTAAAGCAGTTAAGGCTTTACTTGACATGGGTAGAATTAAACTGGATGGAGAAGTTCTGATTGGTATTAATGAACAGATAGAAGCTTTGAAAACTGCTGAAGACAGCAAAATGTTATTTAAAAGAGCGGAATCAAAATCGAAGGAGCCTAACTTTTCAGGAGTTAAACCTGGAGAAGGGAATACAGGTACAGAAGGTGCGAACCAAACAAAATCATTAGGAGACGCCATAATGGCAAGACTGATGGTAAATAAAAATGAATAATAGGAGGTGGCTTATATGCCAATAACATTAGCAGAAGCTAAAAAGAACGTACAGGATGATTTGCAGATTGGAGTAATCGATGAATTTGCAAAAAGCAATTTTATTATGAGTAACATACCATTTGACAACGTGGTTTCGCCTACTGGTGGAGGAACTACAATGACTTATGGTTATACAAGGTTGAAAACTCAACCAACTGCTGACTTCAGGGAAGTCAATCAGGAGTACACACCTGCAGAAGTTTCTAAAGAGAGACATAATGTAGACTTGAAAATCTTTGGGGGATCATTCCAGATTGATAGAATTATTGCAGATATGGGTGGAATTGTTTCAGAAGTTCAACTGCAAATGACTCAAAAAATTAAAGCGGCATCAGCGTTATTTAATGACACGGTTATCAATGGGGATTCAGGAGTAAATGCGAAAGCGTTTGACGGATTAGAAAAAGCAGTTACAGGAAGTACAACTGAATTTATACCAACGGCAGCAATTGACTTATCAGACTCAGCGGCGGTAGACACAAACTACAAACTGTTTTTAGACTTGTTAGACGAGTTTTTAATGGGGCTAGATGGAACACCATCAATGTTAGCTGGGAACACAAAACTGATTGCCAGATTAAGAGCCTGTGCAAGACGTTCAGCCCAATACACTGTTACAATGAATGAATTTGGACAGCAGGTTGAAAGATACGGAGTAATTCCGTTTGTTGACTTGGGAACTAAAGCGGGAACTAATGACCCAGTTTCAACAATAAATGGACAAGGGGAAACTTCTTTATACGCTGTAAGATTTGGTATGGATGGATTTCACGGAGTTGCACCTACAGGAAATGCTTTAATCAAATCGTGGTTACCTGACTATAAAACGGCTGGTGCAGTAAAAACAGGTGAAGTGGAAATGGTTGCGGCAGTTGCATTAAAAGCTACGAAAGCTGCAGGAATTTTCAGAAAAATCAAGGTTAAATAGGAGGATTTTGTATGGCTGTTAAAATATATGCACCAAATGAAAACTATTCAGGAAGTAGTGCTGGAGTAACTTTTGTAAATGGGGTTGGAGAAACAGATAACCCGTATTTGATTGAGTGGTTTAAGGATCACGGATACAAAGTAGATGAAGAAAGCATTGATTCTGAAGAAAAAACTAAGAAAACTAAAAAATAGGTGGTAGCCATGGATTATATCATAGACATCAAGGAAGATGTAAAAAAATATTTAAAGTCGCTGGGTTACGAAGTTGTAGATGGTGACTTATTTTTATTAGACAATTCCATTCAGACAGTAAAGTATTACATCTGTAATAAAACTAACCAAAAGAAAGTTCCCGAAGGATTAAAATATGTCTGGATAAATAGAAGTGTGGCAGAGTTTCTTAATTTCAAATTAAAATTAAATCAGCTTAACATACTAGGATTGAATTTTAACCGTATAGCGAAAGAGATAAGTGAGGGGAAAACTAAAGTAGTTTTCGATGATACTAAAAGCACAGGAGATAAATTTGAAGTATATTTAACGAATCTTTTAACTTATGGAGAAGAAGAAATACTAAGATTTAGGAGGCTAGTATGGTAAGTGATATTTTAAAAAGTGCAAAAGACGCAATAAAGTCTATGTGGAGCGGGCTATGCACAGTTTATAAAAATGAGAAGTCTAAAAATAAGTATGGTATAGTGACCTCTGAAAAAGTAGAAATATATAAAGGTGAACCTTGTCATTTAAGTTTTGAAAATGTTAGCCAAGCAGATCAAACGGAATTAGGAGCAAATGTGTCTCAAGTTGTCACTCTTTTCATTTCCCCTGAAGTTTATATTCCTCCAGGGAGTATGATTGAAGTAACTCAGAACAATGTGACAAGAACATATAAACACAGTGGAATTTCTGCAATTTACACTAATCATCAGGAGATTATACTTGAATTAGAGCAGGAGAAAGCATAATGGCAAGTTCAAAAATAAAAGTACAGTTTAATGGTCTGAAAGAGTTTCAAAAAATAATTGAGGATATGGAAAAGGAAAAAGAGCAGTTGATGATTGATACTATAAAAGAATTAGCTGCGAGATTGTTACGTAAAGTAATTAAAAGAACTCCTGTAAGTTCTCCTAATTTTGGAGTTGCTACTTACAAGAGAAATAATAAGAAAAAAGGTATAAAAAAAGGCGATACTATCTATGATAAAAAGGGTAAAGCCAGAGTTTTGAAAACTAAGACCGTTTCATATAAAAAAGATGGTAAAACAATCTCTAAAACCTATGGTGGTCACGGTGGAACTTTAAGAAGAAATTGGACTGTTTCCGATGTGAGAAAAAATGGCGGTAATTATGAAATAGAAGTTTCAAACTCTACAGAATACGCAAGCTATGTTGAATTTGGACATAGACAAACTCCAGGAAGATTTGTTCCTGCTATTGGGAAGAGATTAAAAAAGTCTTGGGTAAAAGGTAAGTTTATGCTTACTATTTCTGAAGATGAATTAAAAAGGCAAGCTCCGGCTGTTATTGAGAAGAAGATTAACGAA